GCTTTCGCGCCTGGATCGGGTGGCGTCATCGGCGCCGCAGCTGGTGACCTCCTCGGCAACCTTTTTGGTTGGGGGGACTACGCCGGCACCGCTCCTATCACCTATGAGGTGAATTCCAATTCCTCCATGGGGTTCCAGACCCCCCTCGCGGCCCAGATCCCCGCCATGCATACTGAGAACGGTGTGACTCGCATCCGCAAGCGAGAATACATCACCGACATCAATATGTCTGAGATCTGGGAGAAGCGAATCTTCGCCCTGAACCCGGCCGACCCCAAAACGTTTCCTTGGCTCTCCAAGGTTGCTGCGAACTACGAACAGTACAAGTTCCTTGGGGTCGCTTTTGGATTCCGTAGTCTTACCGCCAACGCGCTTGGTGCTACGGGATCCCCCGCCATGGGCTCCGTGACTATACTCACACAGTACGATGCTTACGACATTGCGCCTGACGACAAGGTCGAGGCCAACAACGCCATGTTCGCGACTTCTTGTAAGCCGTCAGAGAACATGCTCCATCCTGTGGAGTGTGATCCCGAACAGACGCCGTCACAGCCTCTCTATACTGGTGTGAACGAGTCCCTCGAGACCAAAACCGACTTCTCTACTGCACGAGACTACCGGCTCACCTACATGGGTTTCACCACCGTTGGAACCCAGGGTGGCCCCCCTGCGCCAGTTGCCTTAGGGTACAAGTGCGGGGAGCTATGGGTCACTTATGATGTGATGCTTTACAAGCCTATGTTGCCTCTACCGCAGGCAGCACCTGGCGTGAAGCGCCGTTCCGTCTACGATCAGTTGCGTGTCGACGTAGAGCTGCTGGACCTGGAAAGTTCCGATTACGCCCACGTTACGCGTGGGACACCAGCAGCCACCCCCCGCCGCTAACAGGCAGCCGGGACCATACAGACTTTGTCTGGGGAGCTTGAACTCCCATTGTATCCTTAAGCCGCATTAGGATACGGGTTACGACCCTCGCCTTTACCCTCTAGGCGTAAAAGTCTTTCGTGATGTTCGTCACGATCGTGGTCACAGACCTGAGCTCACCTCTCTCTAGGGGACCTGAGCAACAACCTGATTCTACAGGTTCCGTTGAACACGGATACGACACTGCAACTAGCACAGGCAGGGGCTTCGGCCAGTCCTGACCCATTTATTATATATACACCTCCCTTCTTTTCGTATGTATTTCTATTTACTCAGAGTCTTGAGCGACTCTATCCGGATATTTCAAGTTTTCGAAATCCATATCTTAGATGACAAGAGCAGCGCAGTTTCTAGTGTCTCGTCTCAAATGAATCGAAGATTGTTAAAGGTTACCACAGAACGTCTAGTTCGTCACCGCCCATTACGGGGGGAG